AACGGCGGGTCGGCTCCACCTGTCCCGGTGCTCCACTGGTCCGAGCCGCGTGACGGACCGTTCGATGCCGCGCGAGTGGTCTTCGTGACCTTCGCCGTGGCGTTCGACAGGGCCGGACCGACCTCATCGGCATCCAGCTCGAACACCGTGCGCTTGACGCCCTCACGGTCCTCGTACGACCGCTGCTTCAGGCGACCCTGGACGATGGCGCGCATGCCACGCTGGAGCGACTCGGCGACGTTCTCCGCTGCCTGACGCCACACCGAGCAGGTCAGGAACAGGCTCTCCCCGTCCTTCCACTCGTTGGTCTGCCGGTCGAAGCTGCGCGGGGTGGACGCGATACGGAACTTGGCGACCGCGGTGCCGGACGGGGTGAAGCGCAGCTCGGGGTCGTCGACCAGGTTGCCGACGACGGTGATGGTGGTCTCGCCTGCCACGGAGGGCCTTTCGGGATGGGGCTGGCCCGCTCGGCGTGGGCCAGCCGGGGGGGTCAGGAGAACAGCAGCTTCCAGGTCTTCGGCCCGGGGATTCCGTCGGCGTCGCCCGCCAGCGAGCTGTGGGCGAGCTGGAACGCGCGCACGTTCAGCCGGTCCGCCTCGCTCCACTTCGGCCCGGGGCCGGTCACGTAGTGCTTGCCGTACCCCTTCTTCACCAACTGCTTGCCGAGCGCGGTGATGTGAGCGTTGTTCTTGCCGGGGCCGAAGTACGAGGCGCCGGGGAACGGCGGCGCGGGCTTGGTGGTAGATCCGGTGCCCGTGGAGCCGCCAGTGGAGGCGCCCTTGAGGGCCGCGGCCTTCGTCTTGGCCTTCGCCAGGAGGGTGGTGATGTCGATGTCGCCCGGATCGCCGTGCACGTTCTCCGGGGGGTGCTGGTGGCCGCACACACCCGAGAAGCCGCGCCATTCCGCGAAGGTCATCCGCGCCTTGCTGTTGCCGTACGAGGACGGGTAGGGCAGCCACTCGCTCGGCGCCTTCAGCGGGACGCCGTTCTTGACGTTCTGCCAGGCCAGGAAGTCCGCCAGGTCGTCGAGCGCCCAGTCCGGGGCGTCCGGCCAGTAGATGTAGTGCACGCCCGCCTTGAGCTTGCCCCACGTCTTGCGGTGGGTGGGATCGCAGGTACCGACGAGTTCGACCTGGGCGACGTCGTCGGTGTTGGTCTCCACACCGCCGGCCTTGTTGACCAGGGCGCGCGCGGAACGGTCGAACGAATAGTGCTGGTACCAGTCCAGCCGCTTCTTCTCGAAGTTCGGCTTCGCCGTGATGTTCGGCGCGACGGCGCCCTTGGAGTAGTCGACGAGGCTGGTGCCCTCGGTGGTGTGCAGGAGGACCTTGTCGGGGTCCATCAGGTCGCCCTTGTAGCTCCCCGAGAAGTCGTACGCACGGCTGGCGCCCGGGTAATAGGTGACGGTCACGGTTGCTTCCTCCGGTACTGGTGAGCAGGGAGGGAGCACCGTGACGGGCGCGATGGGTTAGCGTCGCGCGCTCACTCGACGATGTCGGCGTCCACGACGTCGTCGTCCGCCGACTCGATCTCGGGCGGGTACTCGACGGCGTGCAGAGTGACGGCCAGGCGCTGAGCGAGGCCTTCGAGGTCCGCCTCGACCTGCTCTTCGCCGTCGTCCTCGGGGGCGAGCTGCGCGTCCAGGCCGTAGCCCTCGACGTAGTCGGATCCGTGCTGGTGGGTGAGGTACCAGGCGGAGGCCTTCCAGTCGGGCACCTGCCGCTTGACGGTCGTCTCCTCGACGATCTGGCCGGTGACCGCGTCACGGAACCTGCGGGTGACCTCTTCCAGAACGGCGCCACCGGCCCCAGCGCGCTGAATCTGGGCCATGGCGCGGGCGGCCGCCTGGGCGCGGGCGTGGGTCACCTTGTCGAACAGGTCGACGTACGCGACTTCACTTGCCTCCGGCCGCTGGCCTGCACTGATGGCCAGGGCCTGGTCGCGGCCGCGGGTGAGCCAGTAGGTCAGGGTCCGGCGCGATATCCCGGCGAACTCGGCCGCGTTGCCCAGGGCCAGGCCCATGCGGCTCGCTTCCACGAGCCTGTCGGTGACCGTGTCGGTCATCAGGCGTGGACGCATCATGACGGCCGGGATACGAGGCGGCCGGCGCGGCTTTCGACGGGGCATGGCAGGAACGTACGAAGCGGTCGGTCTACTGTCCGGGCGTGAACAGCTCCCCGCAGGCGGGGCAGCACACTGTGCGGGCCCGGTCGTTGTCGCCGCTGTCGGTAAAGCCGTCCTCCGCGCCGCTGAGGTCCTGGAGCTCGGCGGCGTCCGGTGATCCGCCGGGCAGGGACTCGGGGTCGACCTGCCGCAGGAGTTGCTCCATCTCGTCGTCGCTGTAGTTCAGCGAATCGAAGAGGGCGGCATCGCCGGTCGCGAGCTCTTCGAGGTACTCGGCCAACGACCGTGAATCCCAACCGCCGCCCTCCGGAATGCGGTTGAGCTTGATGATCACAGCCTTCGCTTCGAGGTCGTCGCGCGAGGACCACCCACGCTGAACGGGGACGAGCCATCCACCGTCGTCATCGATGAGCAGCCCGTCGGGGAGCCGGGAGCCGCGGGCCTGCATCTCAATCAGGGACTCGCGCCGTCCGTGCCCGCTGATGATGCGACCGGTGCGCTCGTCGACGATGGACTGGTCGAGGAAGCCGTGCGTCTCGATCGACTCGATGATCCGCTCGATCTCGTGGCGCTTGGGGTTGCCGGGGCTGGGAGTGAGGTCTGTGAGCGGGACGTACGAGGTGTAGCGCGGCGCGGTGATGCTCATGGGACACCCCTCGGTGAAGCGGTGGAGGTTTCCCCGGCGGCAGTGACACGGTCAGCGAGCCCGCGGACTTCTACCGCGGCGCCCCGGTGTCTCGCTGGACAGGGCATGCCGTCATGGCCGGACCGTGTCGTGCCGCCGGGCCGGGCCGGCCTGTTTCCGGAAAGGCCGAACCGGAGCCGCCCGGTGCTGCGCGTGTGCACGGCGCGCAGTCGTGGCGACCGGGGCGGACCGTAGGGGGCCGGCCGACTTGCGTCGCGTGCTCCCGGTGATCGACTTCCATGCGTTCGTACTGTATGTTTTTACCAGTCAAGCCAACGGCGATTCAGTCGCCGGGGACTGGTGTAACGAATGCGATGCCTGCCGCGTATGAAGGTCTGTCACCGCAGCACCGGGCCATGGGCACCACATCACCCTTACACCCCGGGACACAGCGAACCCGGGGGGAAGGACACACATGAGCCAGGACAGCACGACCGCCACGGCCGTCGACACGGGCAACATCGAACGCGACGCGCTGCTGCTGCGATTCATCAAGACCGTCGTCGACAACCGCTACGCCCAGATCGTGAAGGCGGCGGACGAGGCACGCCTGAAGGCGTACACCGATTCGGACTCTGTGACCGTGAAGCCCAAGTTCCAGGGCATGGTCCTTGGCACCCGCACCGTCGCCGAGCCGAAGGACAAGCTGGACGTCGACGACGTCACGGCCTTCGAGTCGTGGGCGGCGAGCGGTAACCACGGCGAATGGAAGTTCGTCGTCGACCCGACGTGGCGCACGGCGGTGCTCAAGTACGCGACATGGGACGAGGAGAACAAGGTCGCCGTCGACAAGAACGGCGAGGTCATCCCCGGCGTGAAGCTGATCCCGGCGCCCGCACCTTCCAGCGTGACCCAGAAGCCCAACGCGGACACCTTCGCGAAGCTGACGGAAATGCTGCAGAACGGCGAGTTCACGGCCGACCTGCGCGCCCTGGCTCCCGCGTCCGAGGACGCGGTCGAACCCGCGTAGCAGCCCCAGCGACCGCCGTCCCCACGCTTCGGGCGGCCCGCCCCCGGCCGGGCCGCCCCTCCGAGGAATCCCATGAGCGCCATTACGATCACGCCCGCTGTCCGAACCCGACTTCGCGACGCGCAAGTCCCTTCCCACGCCTGGCTCGTCGCCGTTCACCTCCTCGTCGACACCGACGAGAAGGGATGGCGAACCTGCGAGGCCCTCGCCACCGACACCCTCATGACCACCCACCAGATCCGGCAGTCCGCCCGCGCCCTGGACGAGGCCGGTCTGATCGAACGCGACCGCCGCTACGCCAAAGTCAACGGCCGCAAGACCACCCTGACTTCGTACCGGCTCAAGGACGGCAACCGATGACCGTCGCCACTGCCGACCCGCTGAAGGAACTCGAAGAGCTCGGCCCCGAGCTTGAGATCCGAGCGGGCCGCATGCCCGACGTGCAGTTCACCCAGGTCCCCAACTGGGTGTTCCTCGCCGACGGCATCAAGCCGCAGGCCCAGGCGCTCTACGTGCACCTCGTTATGCACCTGAACCGGGAACGCGGCGACTCGCAGGTCTGGCCATCGCAAGAGGCACTGGCCTCCCGGCTAGGGCTGAGCCGGGTCCAGTCCCTCACTCCGTACTTCAAACAGCTCGAAGAACTCGGCGCGCTCGACATGCAGATCACCCGCTACCAGGGCGGCATGCGGCAGCGGTACGTCTACACCGTCCACCTGGTCCCACCGGACGGCTACACGGGCCCCCTCGACCAAGACCAGTGGTACAAGGCCTTCAAAGCCGCGAAGTCCGTACGGAACTCAGCCCAGGCGACCGCGAAGACGCCCGCCGACACCTCCGCACCGACGGCAGACACCCCGCCACACGACGACCCGGCGACCGCGCCGACGACCGATACGACGGAGACTCCCACCACAGGGAAGACACCGAGGAAGCGGGCGAAGTCACCTGAGGAGCAGGCCGTCGAGGACAAGGCGACCAAGGGCGCCGAGTGGTGGTGGGGCGAGCGGAAGACGAAGGCGAACCAGAACCCGAAGCCCGGCCGCCTCGCCGAACTCGTCGCGCTGAAGAAGATCGCGCCGTACGTCGGCAACAAGGGCAGCGCCTACCACGCCACCCGCACGCTGATCCTCAACGCCCTCAAGGCCGGATACGACTCCGGGACCATCGCCACCGCGCTGGAGAACGGCGGCCGCGCCTTCCCCTCCAGGCAGCAGTTCGAAGACGCGTGCGCCCGCGCTGCTGGCGTCGACATCGACCGAACCCGAAAGGGCGGCGCACGGGCCCCGTACGACGACGACGCCACCTGGGGCGCCCTCAAGCAGCAGAAAGCCAGCACGCCCACGCCCACGGCGCCGAAACCGCCCGACGACGACGACGAGTTCGGGCTTCGTGACCTCGCCGACAGTGCATGACCACCGACCACACGTCTTCCAGGAGCACCGACGTGACCGTCACCATCGACGCCCCCACCGCCCGCGGAGGCCCTGCCGCGGTCGGCTCCGACCTGGGTTGGCTCATGCGGGGCCTGCGCGAGAGGAACCTCCACGATCCGGCCAAACTCCCGCCGGAAGACAAGGACTCCTCCGACCCGAGCATGGACGAGGGATACGCCGAAGTCCGTCGCCAGGCCTGGCTCAACTCTCTTCGCCTCGCCGACCACGTCGGCTACGCCGAGTGGACCCTCGACCAACTCGACCCCGACCAGCATCCCGAGCGTCTTCGGAACTGGGTCACCGCGGCGTCCCTGGCCAAGGTGAAGAAGGTCAGACCGAAGGCCCTCAACGGCATCGCGTACGGCAACACCGGCTCCGGCAAGACCACCGCCATCGTGGCAGCCGGCCGGTTCGCTGTGGAACGGGGCCTCCGCGCCCGCTACTTGAAGCACACCCACTACCTCCAGTGGCTGCGCCCCAACGGCGCTCCCGCCGGATACACGGACAGGGAGATCATCAGGCTCTTCACCGACTGCGACCTCCTGGTGCTCGACGAGGTGTGCGGAGAGATGGACAACGCCAGCGACTGGGTACGGGAGAAGTCCGCCGATCTCGTCGACGCACGGTCCGCCGCCGGCCGCCCCACCCTGTGCTCCACGAACCTCACGAGCCAGCGCATCGGGCAGATCATGGGATCTCGCTTCGCCTCCCGTCTCGCCGGAGGCGCGAGCCTGTTCGAGATCGTGGGCGACGACCGACGCAACCCGGTGAGCTGGGGAGACGACTCCGGCGCGTCTGGTCCCACCTGGGGCTGAACGAGTAGCCTCCGTACGACCCGGGCGGACCAAGGTCATTCTGTTCTAAGGTGTCTGTCGACTCCGGGAGTCACAGCGAGCCCCCGGAGCAACACCCAGAAGGAGTGATCAGTGGCGTCCGTACAGGCCAGTCCCACCATCACCATCGGCGAACGCCGTGCCAAGACGTGGAACGACAACCAGCAGCGAGCCGTGTTCTACGCGTCGCTCGGCCTGATGCTGGCCTCCATCACCTCCATTCAGTGGGCCTGCTCCATCATCGGCTTCCCGACCGCGGCCGCGTGGCTCGTCGCCGTGTCCTTCGAACTGCTCGTCGCGATCATCGGCGACGCCGCGTCATCCACCCGGCGCACCAACAAGGACGGCTCGAAGGGCGGCTACTACGGCAGCCTGTGGGCGATCTTCACGTTCATGCTCCTGCTGGCCATGACCGCGAACGTCGGGCACGCCGTCTTCACCATGGGCGAGGCCTTCACCGTAGGGAACATGCCGGAGTTCCTCACCGACTACCAGGGCGAAGTCATGGGACTCGGCGCCGCGTTCGCCGCTGCGGTACCGCTCGGCGGCACGTTCGGATTCCACGTGAGCGGCTTCCTCCGCAAGTACGGCGCAGGAGCCGACTGGATAGACGAGGACGGCACCAAGCCGCCCGTCACGACCGAGGACGAGCCCCGCGGCCGCCGGCGCAAAGCCCCCGTTCCTTCCCCGGCGGCGGCACGGACCCCGCGCCCCACGGTCAAGGCCACCGTGCCGAACCCCGACCCCAAGGAGCCCGTCCAGCCCGTCGACGAGCACAGGACGCAGGACCCGTCCCCCGACGAGGAGCCCAACGGCGTTGTGCTCAGCGAGCAGCAGGTCTACGAGCGGCTCAAGGCGGCGCTCGACGCGGGTGATGATGATCGGCTGAGGCCGCAGGGAGATCTGAACGCCACGAGCATCGCCCAGATGATCGGGCGGGAGCGGAGCACGGGTTCGCGGATGCGGTCGCGACTCATCAGCCGCTATCTGGCCGAGGCCGACAGCAGCAACGTGCCTGAGTGGCTCGTAACGCTCACTAAGGGCACCTGAGTACGGCTCTAC